CTTACTGTTCGCATACCAGCGTCACCATTAAAGCGAAAGAATGGTAGAAGAACGAAGAAGATTGCACGTTCGGCAACCATTGCTTTGGTAATCGTGTGATCAGGATGTGCTTCCCAAGCAGCCTTGAGACGAAGAGCTTCAGCTTCTGCTTTCTCATCAACGCCGTAAGCAGTGGCAATGTAACCAAGTGCGATGTCGTGATTCTCTTCGTCTGTGACATTAGATCGCAAGATATCGCGCGATGCCTCTGGTACGTCAGTGGATAGAGCATCAGTTATAAAATCTCCCACAGGTAGTTCCATATGTCGCAAGGCAAGAGCACGGAGGATTGCCTCTTCCGCACCGTGTTTGCATGTACCAGCACTTACCTGTACTGGTGTCCATTTGCGCTTCCGCGCTAGTAGTTTTTCGTAAGGGTTCATTCTTGACAATCACATTGAGGTTCTTTTAGAAGATCCTCCAAGTAATCGTTGACCTCAGTTTCATCCAAAGCTGCATATGCGCTTGACTTATCCTGTACATCACCCATCACTTGAAGGCTGTAATAGAGGGAAGTCTGAGGCGATTCAAGCCACTCTTCGATAAAAGACTCATCCATAGTGACCATATCTGACCACCAGTTCTGTGAGTATCCGTGAAGAAGTCCAGTCCTATCCAACAAAATCATAATGTTGTCGGAAACTTTCTTGAATGCTTCCCATCCGACAGCGGAAGCAATCTCTACGTTGCCGTAGTCGTATGTTTGGACGCCAAAGGTGCCACTGTCACGGTCAACTGTCCGTGCAATAGGTGGTGCAATCTCTGGGGTAGAAGTAAAACCATCAACATCCTGTGAGCGGTAGCTACAAGACGCTGTAGGAGCGATTGCAAAGGCTCGGACCATGTTGTTAGCCCTAGCGATTGCAGCGGCTTGCATGATGCCATCACGCAGTTGACGTGCTAATTCAAAAGCAGCGGATGCTTTTTTCTCACCTGCATTTAAAGATTGGAGGGCGTCTCCAAATTGCTTGTAGGTGATTCCATATCGTTGCAGAAGATTGGCGAGTCCGAGCATCCCAAGTCCGACTTGACGGTCGGATTCAGGGTCGAGATATTCTCCTGTATCGCCGACACCAGTTCTAGCGTGGAGAGCGCACAGCTCCGACATACCTTGAATAAATGCTTTCGTAATTGTGTCGAACTCACAGGCAGCAAGATTGATATGTTCAAGCAGGCATGTTCCGCGTGATCGCAGGTAAACCTCAAGACAGACGTTTCCGTAAATTCTTTGTCCTTCATTGTCATACTTAACTTTGTTTAGCCATACATCTCCACGCTTCATGCTTTCGAGCAGCTTGCCACGGGTGATTACATCCATTTCTTCCCACCACTCAGGTGTCATGTCAACACAACGTTTGACCCAAGGGAGTTGTTCACGTGGAGTATTAATAAATTCTTCGATGTCAGCACAATTAGCGTCAAGATGAAGCACTATCGCGCCGTTCTTATAACGCCCACCCCGTCGAAGAATCTCATTCATAGTTGAATATATTTTCCCGAATGACACAGGCCCAGAGGCAACAAGCCCTTCGCCATTATCGTGTCCTTTGGGTCGTAGTTTTGAGAGGTGGATGGCAACCCCTGCTCCGTTTCTGAGGGCGTGACTGGCGAAGCGCCAGCTGGCCTCAATACCCTCTGGCCCTTCCATTGAGTCTTCAACTACAAATACTGTGCACGACACAGGAAGACGGCCATCGGGATCATCGATCCACGATTGGACACGTCCAGTTCTAGAGATAAGTTCAGGCATGGACAAGATCGTTTAAAATAGGTGGTTGATAATTAGGTCCTTTCAGAACCTTGCCGTCGTTACGGCGAATAGGTTTACCGTCCAAACCAAGCTTGGATAGGTTTGATTCATGGACACGATCAAGTGCTTCCTCTAGATCCCATTCCATATTTTCAGCGTATTGAAAGCAGACATAAACTAAATCTGCTAGCTCTTTGAGTTCCTGCTCAAAGCCTTCACGCATTGAATGTCGAAACTCAAGATATTCTTCAGCGATCAAATCCCGTTGCATAGTCCGGTTCGCCATCGAGTTCTGGATTCCATACGCTGTACGAAACTCGATCGCTTGATCGCTCAGACTCTTCTCTCTGCAGTGTTGTGTAGTGGAGTTCATTTTCAAGATAGTGGATAGCCTTTTTAAGGTCTTCAATCTCTGTGTGAGTACTTTTGAAACCGGCTCTGCAAATATATTTAATAGCATTGCCTCTGAAATAATTAAGACCTTGGTCACGTATGAAGTCCCAGACTTCTATAGTTCCGCGGGTGTAATGTCTGGGTGAATTGGCCATTGTTTAACTAAATTACTGACAGTGTTTGAGAGAACAAAATTCTGACGCTGCAAAGCCATAAAGACTGTTATAAGATCATTCTTATCAGCTTCAGGAAGAAGGTCTTCCAACCTCCTGATCTTGAAGTTCTGCTCCATCGTCAATTCTGTAACCGGTGGTGGGGGTCCAAGGAATAACTTGTCTGTTGATTGGGTCATAGTCGTTACAAGTAAGAATGCGAGCAAGACGTGCGTTCATCAATGCATCATCTATATCAAGACCTTTGTCTGTGAAAGCATTCACAACTGTGTCCCAGCTGTAACCATCTTCATCAAACAAGGCGACTGCACGTTTGACACCGATACCAGGAACACCGCTGTAACCATCGGTCTGATCACCAGCAAGTGTTTGAATCAAGTGCCACTTAGCACCATCTTCGGGAGTGATGTGGAGTGTCTCATCTAGGTTGTAGACACGGCCTGGGATCTGGCGCATGTCTTTATCTGGGCTGACAATGATGTTACCTGGGTTAGCTGTGGCATAGATGCCCATGGCATCATCAGCTTCAAGCTCAGGCATCTTGATAACTTCGTAATGGTTACCAAGTTCCGAAATAACGCGCCTGTATCCACATGGCTTTTTACGATTTCGATGACCTTTGTATGGTGGGTAAATTTTCTTCCTAAAATTCTTAGAGTCACTGAAGAAGAGAATAAGTTCAGGTGCATCCCACAAAAACTCATTCTTGATTTTTTTTAGTTCCTTAAGAACATTGTTGTACGCCTCGCTAAATTTACTAGTTACTAGGATGACATCATCACCCCAGTCAATCTCTGTTTCAGCGGCAGCACAAGACTTATAGACAATAAAGTCTGCGTCTACCAGTAACTTCATTCAGTGCACCTCCGCCCAGTTGTTTCCGATCTTTGCTTCTGCTGCAATTGGGATTCGTAGCTTGTAGTACTCTCCAGCCGCTGCAGCGCTGTATACCAAGGATGTTGATAAGTCTTTGGCGTGCTCTTTGGCACACTCAAACTGTAATTCGTCATGTATAAATGCAAGCTGTGATGCACACAACTCTGTTTGTTTAATTGTTTCGTAGTTGATTAATAGCCAACGCTTTGCGATAACGCCAGCTCCTGACTGCAAAAGATAATTAAGGCACTTATGTGGACTATCAAGAATGATCTTCCGATCATCTATAGACCGTACCCAGCCAAGTCTGGCTTTCTCGTCAATAGCAGCAAGTAGTTCAGACATACCTGGGATAGCATCAACAAATGCTTCACGGATCTCTTTGCCTTTCTTCTTTGCTTTGGCTGATGAAAGTTGTGGGTCATAACTATGACCTATTTTTTCATTACCTGCTCCATAGCACCAGGCGTAGGTAATTGTTTTAACTTGTCGTCTACTGATTCCAATTCGGTCAGCGTTGACTTGATGGATGTCTCCGTTGAGGAGAATTTCTGCATAGCGTCCCGCATCGTATCTAGCGAGGTAATGTGCGAGCATCCGTAGCTCGATACCACTAAGATCGGCACCCACCATAACTTTGCCAGGCGATGCTTGAAAGAGCTGTCTAAATTCTGGGTCACTTTTTACTTGTGCGAGGTTTGGTTTTCTGTGGGCACATCTATGTGTGTTAGTTGCAACTGAACAGTGGTGATGTATACGGCTAGATGTCGTACTCAACTTGAGCCATGCGTTCATGCCGTTCGACAGCATCCCAAGCATTTTCGTTACCGTCAAACATCTCGCAAACATTGTAGAAATCTCTGATCCAATCTCTGTCAGAATAACTTCGTCGACGATAGGCTTCCCAGTAGCTGTCATCTGGGTCGGATGCCAGCCATAGTATGTTTGCAATATCCATGCGATATGATCCCTAGATGTAGGATTTAATTCTTTGAGTCTTGTGAAGGTTGCACCTTCGATGTAGCCGCTAGTTTTGTTATTTCGCTTTGGAGTGAATTCAGCTCCTCCGATGTAAGGGTGTCTTTCGAGAAGTACCTTTTCAAGATCATGAAGTTCCTGTTGGAGAGTAGATGCAAGTTGCCATGCAGACCGTTCATCGAAATACCATCCATGTCTTTCTTGTTCAGATAAAATTTGCGCAACCTTGTGCTCTAACGTGACCCATTCAGGAAGGGGTGGAAGTGGTCGCATAATTTGGTTGTTACTTTTACGTCTTGTTTGCAGTAATCCTGCATTTCTTGTGACCACTCTTTCCAATCAGTGGTCTTCCCAAACTCTCCTTTGTATTCACCTAGTCGGTATCCGTACGATTCAAGAGAGTGTCTACCACGTAGTTGTAGTGGGAACCGACTATTGTTGAATTGTTTGTCTACTTCGAGCCTGTTCGTGTAATATAACCGTGACAAAAGTAAGGTATCAACGACCAAGGCTTTGCACGAAAACCACGGATAAATTTTTTCAATAATCGGAATGTCATACGAAATGACATTGTGGCCGCAAATAATGTTTGCTTCTTCAAGTAGTTGTACCCCTCGAACGATCGGCTCTTCAGAGCCCTCGTCGTTAAATACATACGTTTCATCAGCTTCTGAGTCGTAAATGACCAAACAGTGAATACGGGTAACATCATTTAGAAGACCGTCCGTCTCCAGGTCGAACACCAGCATTTTTCCAGATGTAAGTTTTGTCGATAAATTGTGCTTTTTTTACCATCTCCTCAGTAGGAGGATTAGGTCTTGTCAAGATTGCTTGTTGATGCGGTGATTCAAAAATCTGTTGACGGCTCGAATTGTCTTGGTTCATAGAATTTACAGGTATCTTTGTTATATGTCAGTGAACAGGCGATGCCAGTTTCCCCTGAATAGCGGTTCTTGATAATTCGCACAGTCGTATCAGCGTGTTGAGATCCACTCTGCTGATCTCGTTCGAGTCCGATAACTGCGTCAGAA